GGAGAGGTTGGGTAACTATTCCAATGTTAGATGTTAACGATGGTAATGGTGGAGCAATGTATGCTGGTATCTATTACGATTCAAATAATACTGGATACTATTGTAATCCAGCATCTACATCACAACTTCGGTATGTATTAGCAAACGATTGGTTTAGAGCACAAGGTTCTACTGGTTTCTACTTCCAAGATAGAGGATACGGAATGCGTTCGGTGCAAGATGAAGGTGGACAATATGGAACTGTTTCTACATATGGTAGTATAAATGGTTGGGAAGGATGGTCAATGAATGGTCGTTCACTATTAATGCACAATAATAGTAGTTCAACTGGTTTATACAATGATGTAAATAATGAGTGGTTATGTGAAGGTATTCACAACTCTCACTTCTACATTTACTATAATGGTGGTTGGAAAGCAAGAACTGAAAGTTGGGGTCTTAGAATTAATGATAACTTATACGCTGAGGGTAATGTAATCGCTTACTACTCAGATATGAGATTGAAGGATAAAGAGGGTGATATTGAAAACGCTCTTGAAAAAGTTGGTAAACTTAATGGTTTCTATTATAGAAACAATAAAGAAGCCAATATGATTGGATGGCAAGGAAATGATTTACAAGTCGGTGTATCTGCACAAGATGTTAAAGAAGTTCTTCCTGAAATTGTACATCCAGCTCCAAAAGCTCAAAGATTGGGATATGATTATATGACTGTTGATTACGATAGATTAACTCCATTATTAGTTAACGCAATCAACGAACAAAATGATATTGTTAAATCTCAAAAAGAAGAAATTGAATATTTAAAGTCAGAACTTTCTGAATTGAAAGAGATGATGAAAGAATTATTAAATAAAAAATAAAATGGCATTAGAAAAAGTAGTAGTTTTAAACGCATTAGAAATAAATGTACAAAATCCATCAATTGATGTTGTTAAAAGAATATCTTTTTTGGAAAATGGTATTGAAATCAGTAGAAAGCATGAAGATGTTCACTACGATAGTTTCAATGAAGAACATTTGATAGCTAGTGAATCTGCATTTGTTATCGAAGCTTGGAATCATGTATCATCAAGTTGGGCAGAAACTTCAGGAAGTATATCTTAATAATATTTGTGTTTACAAAACTTAGGTTATATTTATAGGTGATTGTTTTCCGTTTGGGAGACAACCTATATATTTATATATAAAAAGGAAATAAAAATGGCAGTAACTTATTCTTGGGGTGTAACCCAAATGACTAAAAAAACAGTAGGTGATTTCGATAATGTGATTTTACACGTTAGATGGACATGTACTGGTACTGAATCAACAACAGGTACTGAAGGTAGATTCGTTGGAGCTACTCCAATCGATTTCGATTCAGGTTCAGCTGATGAATTTGTAGCTTTCGGAGATTTGACAGAAGAGTTAGTAGCAGGATGGGTATCCGCTTCAGTAACTAACCCAGCAACGGGATATTGGGACCACATCTCACAACAAATCCAAAAGAAGATTGATGAGGTTGATGATGCTACTGAAGAAGTTGGATTAGGAGACTTACCTTGGTCAACAGGTTCAGTAACTCCAACTCCAGATAATCCTGAAGTGTAATAATTGATGGTTTCAGTATTTTAGTTATATTTATAGTAGTAATAACTAAATTGTTTATTTAATAAACGGAGATAATATGGCAGAAAGAATTGTATCACCTGGAGTATTTACGAGAGAAAATGACCTTTCGTTCTTAGCACAAGGTGTAGGGGAAATAGGAGCAGCGTTCATCGGACCTTTCAAACAAGGACCAGCGTTTGTTCCCACAATCGTTAGAACTCAAAGTGAGTTTGAGGATAAATTTGGTACTCCTGATGGAACATACTATACAGATTATGCAGTACAAAACTATTTAAGAGAGGCTGGTACTGCAACAATCGTTAGAGTAGCAGGAGTAGGTGGTTACCAACAAGCAGAACCAATTGGTATTGCAACATCTGGTTCAGCTGGAATAAAAATAATTGCAACACTTCACTCAACACATAATGGTGATGAAGAAGTTGGATTTCCTTCTACTACAATAACAGATGTAGCAGGAACATCTGGTTCTTTTGTTATTAGTGGTAGTGGTATTACTGGATTTACATCTTCTTTAAATCAAAAAGATAATTATGATGTAAGTGATGTATTTGGTTCTAATGCAAGAGGTTCGAAAGATGCATATGTTTATTCTTACTTTAAGAATGCATATAGTGGTTTAGAATCATCAGAAGGTCTAGTACAGGAGGTTACATTACCAACTCAAAACTTTGCTTATGATGCTAAAACTGCATCAACACCATTCGTAAAATCACAACTAATCTCCGGTGAAAGATACGACCTATTTAAGTTCCATACTTTAGGACATGGTAATGGTGAAAATAAAAGATTTAAGATTTCTATATCTGGTGTTAAGGCAGCAGGTGAAGATGGAGGAACTGATTACTCAGTATTTAGTGTAACTATCCGTTCATTCTCTGACACTGATAAGAGAAAGGTAGTATTAGAAACATTTAATAATGTAAACTTAGACCCAGACTCAGCAAACTATATTGCAAGAGTAATTGGTGATAGATATTATACTGTTGATTCAGAAGGTAAGATTACTGAAAATGGTGATTGGTTAAATAACTCTAAGTATATTAGAGTGGAGGTTGGAGCACAAGGTTCTTACCCTGTATCAGCTGCACCATTTGGACATGGAGCATATACTAACCCAATTAAAGCAACTATTGAAACTCAGATTCCTGAAGCTATATTCCAAACTGGTTCAATTGCTAACACAACTGGAAATCCACAATATTACGCAGGATTTGATTTCGAATCAGTTGGTATAAAAGATGATAACGCTAATTACCTAAATCCTATTCCTGATGGAGCTGGAGCTGGTTCAAATGTAGCATTTGGATTTGATGGTAACATAAGTGGAGTTGGATTATCATTAGAAATGACAGGTTCGGCAACCGCTGATATGATTAAAAGACAATTCACATTGGCATTCCAAGGTGGATTTGATGGAATGAGCCCTACTGTAAATAGTACGGGAATTAGTGGAAGTTTATCACAAGGATTTAACTTAGGGACTGCAACATCAAGTGGTTCAGTAGCATACGCTAAAGCTGTAAACGCAATTTCAAACGCTGATGAATTTGATATTAATATGGTAGTAACGCCGGGTATTGTAAGAAGATTACACCCAGCGGTAACTACTGATGTGATTGATATGGTAGAAGCTAGACAAGATTGTTTCTACATCGCTGATTTAACTGATAAAGATGATACAATCGCACAAGTAACTACTCAAGCTAACTCAATCGATTCGAACTATGTAGGTTCTTACTATCCTTGGGTTAAGACTGTAGATTCTAACACTAACAAATTGGTAAGTGTACCACCTTCGGTATTATTACCTGCTGTATATGCAGCTAATGACGCTATTGCAGCTGAATGGTTCGCACCTGCTGGTTTAAATAGAGGTGGAATCATCGGAGCAGTTTCAGTATTGAATAGATTGACTCACTCTGAAAGAGATACTTTATATGAAAATAAAGTAAACCCAATCGCTTCATTCCCTGGACAAGGTATTGTGGCATTCGGACAGAAAACATTGCAAGATAAGGCATCAGCTTTAGATAGAATCAATGTGAGAAGATTGTTAATCAATGTTAAGAAATTTGTGGCATCTACTTCTAGATTCTTAGTGTTCGAACAAAACACCGCTCAGACAAGAGGTAGATTCATCAACACTGTACAACCTTACTTAGAAGGTATCCAACAAAGACAAGGATTGTACGCATTTAAAGTGGTTATGGATGAGACTAACAACACACCTGATGTGGTTGATAGAAACATACTTGCTGGACAGATTTTCCTACAACCGGCTAAGACAGCTGAATTCATTGTAATTGACTTCAACATCTTACCAACTGGAGCATCGTTCTCGGCATAACAAAAAAATAGATAACTAATATTTATTAGTATAAAAGAGGAAATATAAAATGGCAGAAGTATTAGAATTTAACGAAATGATGTTCACAAACTTCGAACCGAAGATGAAGAACAGGTATATCATGGAGATTGATGGTATTCAATCTTACTTGATTAAAACCGCAGCTAGACCATCTATCAATTTCGAAACTGTGAAGTTAGACCACATCAACACTTACAGAAAATTACAAGGTAAGGGTGAGTGGCAAGATATCACAATCACATTATATGACCCAATTGTACCTTCAGGTGCACAACAGGTAATGGAATGGGTAAGATTAGGATATGAATCAATTACTGGTAGAAAAGGATACGCAGATTTCTACAAAAAAGATATTGATTTCTATATGTTAGGACCTGTTGGTGATAAAATCGAACAATGGAAGTTAAAAGGAGCATTTATTCAGGCAGCTAACTTCAATGATTTAGATTTTACATCTAATGACCCAGCTGATATCGAATTAACTCTTTCATACGATTACGCTATTTTAGAATTTTAAGATATTATCCACTACTATCTATA